ACCGACTGCACGAATGGGTCAAAAGCTGTGTTCGGGCGGTTCGGGCTCACGGTCGTGATGTCCTCGCCAGGGGCCAGGTCCACGATGGTGCCCGTGCCCAGGCGGATCTCCGCATTGTTCGGTGCCGTTGCCAGATCGCCCACCGGAGGCGCAAAGCCGTCGCCCGTTTCCGACTTGACGAAAACGGTCAGCAGCGACGCCACGACGGCGGCCATCAGTTCCGCCTCGGTGTATTTGTCCAACTGCTTCAACGGTTCGATCACCGGGGCCAGGTAGGGCACGCCGCGCGTCTGTCCCGGCCGGGTGCGCTCGAAGATGTGCAGCACGTTGCGGCGACCCGTGCTCGTACCGAAGGCTAGTACGCGGATGAACTCCTTATTGATTCCTTCCGGACTGCCGGGATGATGGCGCAGGATGTGGTAGGCCACGGGCGCGCCGTTCGCGTCCATCTCGACGCCGGCGACGATCTTGTTGCCCGCGTTCTCCTTCTTTCCCGTGGGCGTCTCCACGCGGTCGGCTTCCACCACCTGCACGCGCAGCGCGTAGGGATTCATGCGGCTTTCGATCATCGGCAGCAGCACAAAAACGTCGCCGCTTTCGAGTGCCGAGCGGAAGACCAGGCTTTGCAGGCCGTAGAAATTCTGCGTGCGGGTCACATCGCACTCCGCGGACTCTGCCCACAAGCGGAACTCGCGCTCGACCTGTGCCGTCCAGTTGTCGGCCTCGTCCTCGGTCATGCCCAGAGCCTCCCAATCCGGCCGGGGAAGCAGGCTCAGGCCGGTGCCGACCACGTTCATGACCACGGTGTTGACTGCGCCTGTGGCCAGCGGCGCGTTGCGCACCATGTCGCGGCTGCGCGCGCGCAGCGTCTCCAGATCGAAGAGCGTGTCCTCGTCGGCGCTCGCCGGCGTAACGAACCAGTCCTTGAGCGAGCGCCGGGTGTAACTGGCCCCCGTCCAGCTACCGGCAATGGCCATGACCATCCGCGCGCGCATCCGCCGCGCCGCCCGTTCGGGCGAGAAGAAGCCCACGACACGATCCAGCAGATTCAGTTGTGCCACGGCGCTCATGCGTGCGGCACCACGGCGCCTCGCGCCCTCATGCCGCCGCGCGCCAGTTGCTTCACCATCTGCTGCCAGTAGCGGATGTTTTCGCGGATCTGCTGCGCATCGGCCCGCGTGAACGTCCGCCCGCCGAGCGAGTACGCCTGCCCCTTCGCTACCGCTGAGTCAGCGGTCAGCCACTCGTTCAGGTGCTGCTCGGCTTGCGCGAGCGTCAGTCCGGCCATGACGCGCCGGAGTATGAAACACCTCTAGGTGTGAGTCAATTGTCTTGCTAAATAGAACACTTTGGACGATTCACGTTGACGGGACGTTGGCATCCTCGGTCAAAATATATGGCTACGCTTTGTAATTGCTTTGCGGAAGTCAATCAGCGATGATGGAATGCGTTCCAAGTTTAGGTCGCTTGCGATAGGTAACCCACCATGAAGCGCAGGCGAATGCCACTTTTCGAGAAGACGGGCACAAACGTGTTCAGAAATGTGCATACTTGGGAAGGCCTTGTCTCGAACCTGCGTGATCTGCATCTTGAACAACATGAGCGAATGCACGTTGCTATCATCGCCAGTAAGCAGGATTTTGCTGAACTGTTGCGGTCTTCCCAGAGGCCCGCGGGCTTGGAGCATGTGGCCTCTGCAGATTCGCTGGCTGTGTTTCATTATGAGCGGCATTTTGGACGCGAAAAGCAACATGGCGTCAGTGGTGATTTTGTTGTCGCACATCCGTTTGCTGGATCGGTGCACTTGGTGGTGTTCGTCTCAAAACCCAGCTTCTGGCGTAAGGGGATCCTGCCCCTCCTTGAGTCTTTGTATCCGAGGGCAGTACGTCCTTTTCTGACCCAGCATGAGCTCCACCAAATACTAAAAACACTTCAAAGGGCCGTACAGCCCAATGGTCTGCGCGTGTTGGAATTTTCATCGAAGAAACGACTGGCCGTGACAGCACGCAAGAGGTTTCAAACTGTCCGCGAATGGACGGACTTGGAACTGGACGCCGTTTTCAGGGAAGCAAAGGACAAAAACGTCTGGTTTCGTTCGGTTTCATTTGACTTGGTTGCCCATGAAAATGGGCGCGCTATTTCGACTGGGGTACGCGGTACGCTATCGAAATACGGGTACTTCGCTTGCAACAACCGCTTTGATCTTTTCGAGAAGACTCTGCTTAAAGAACTGGCGCAGTACGCCACAGAGAGATTGAAGTTCTTCTCAGGTCGGGACCGTGCAATGACCCCTAATCACTCGCCCAGGCCACTTCAGGTCAGATACGACACCGATGTTTTTCGTTCAGCAGAGCAGACGAAGAAACTGGTCGAGGCCATGCAGAGATTCAAACACGGCACCTGCACCGTCTTACACGCAAATCCCTACATCCACCTTTCGGTGGTAGATAACATAGACTTTTCGTCTGCAGACATTTGGGTCCTTTCCAAGAATGAGATCCTAATCGTGCCGCAATTGCGAGCTTCTGAGGCAGGTCTGAAGCGCGTGGTGAATCACATTTTCGAGCAGTTCCGAGAAGGAGAGCTGTGCGAATGTGAGAAACGATAAAGCAAAGTACGATCACCGGAAAACTCTAGAAGCTTGTGACACCTACACTAATGGTGTATTCGCTGTCCTCGCCTTGATCAACGAGGCTCGCTGGGACCCGGAGAAACGCGTGCTCCGAAGCGATGTGAAGTTCGAGGTGGGCAGGCGAATGACAACATCTGACAAGAATCGAGTTTCACCTTCCCGCGAAGTCTCGCCGGATAGTGTTATTCAAACTGGTCCACGCATAGGGATGGTCGTGGAAGCGAAACTTAGTCTAGCAAGGGATACCGATACTTGGGACAGAGACATAAAGCAGTTAGAGAAATACGATGACGACCTGATTGGCTGGTGGACCACCGATGAGATTGCGGACGGCCATGATGTAGTGGCTCTCGTTCCGCTCGAACGCGCTGTGAAATTCTCAGATCGCATAGAAGAAGGTCAAAAAATTGATAAGTGGAAGTTTGACCGCCCGCTCGCGATTGTGGGCTTCTTCAAAAAGAGTGGTGCCGAAAAAGACTTTCTCACCTTGAAAAAGGAGCGGGGGCAGCTTTCGCACCGCTCCTTAGATGACAAACTGAGGGAATCGGTGCCAATTGGTTTCGAGGTGCTTATTCAGGAGTACCAAGACCGCAAATTTGTAGACCATGAGCCTCCGCTTCCGTACTTGCTCCAAGTGATGTGGGATTATCTCTTCACACGCTATGCAGCGGAGGTGCCTCCGAGAGCAGATCAAAATTACATCCCCCTGCAAGTCAGAACGAAGAAGGTAACCGAGGATCTGCAAGAGTTTTTCGGATTCAGGAGTTCAGGACCAAGAAGCCCAGAGATTCCTCGGCACAAGTGGGTGTCAAGGGCGTTAGATGCGCTTGTTCAATTTGGGATGGCAGAGCATCGGGGAAACGAGAGCTATGTAATTCGGTACAAGCGATCTCGGAAGGATGTACTGGAAAAGTTTGGAAGGTTGTGGTTTCTGGCAGAGCAGAAGAGAAAGGCCCAAGCCGCTGAAGGCGCACTCCCTTTGTTTAGCTTCCCAGGAGAACAGGCATAAAGTTTAGAAAGCACGTTATAGGTTCGACTACATAACTCCTGCATTGCGTACCCGACGTCTTCTAGCGTGCAGCGTGTCAGGTGACTGCCCCCTTTCCAAAAGGTACGCGAGCTTGCCCAGGTCGCGGTAGATGGCTGGGGCGATGATGTTTTGCAGGGCGAACAGGCCAGCGTGGCAGTACACGGTCAGGTCCAGGGCTTCGTTGCGGGTGTAGGTCTTGACGTAGAGCACCTTCTTGGTGCGCGTGCGCTTGTCCCGCACGGTGATTTTCTTCTCGCCGGTCAACTGCTCCAGGTATTCGTCCGTCACCCAGTCGGGCAGGTGCATGTAGCCGGGGCCGGGCCGGGGAATCTTCATCCGAGCAAAAATGCGGTCTTTTGCGGCGTAGGTCGCCACGGCGAACAGGCGAATGTTGCTGCGCTTGGTCGAGCCTTCCAGCACCAGGCCCGGCTTGCTCAGGTAGTCCACGCCTTTGCAGGCGAAGATGCGACGGCGAGTGTGCTGGCGCGGCAAGACGTAATCATAGACGCTGTCGGCGTGCGCCCCGGCGTCTACCAGCGTGATCGCAGGCGTCAGCACGGCTCCCTTCGGATGCGGCCACTGCTTCAGCAGGAACTGGTCTAGCTGCTCCCAGACATCTACGGCCGTCTCTGGGTCAACGTCCACGCCGGGATCGCCCCAGAAAACCTCATGGGCAATCAGCCAGGATTCTTCGCCCGGCCCGAAGCCCACAATCTGCGCCTCGATGCGGTTGTGCTGCACGTCCGCCGCCGCGACCAGCACGCAGACGCCTTCGGGCACCGGGGTAGCGTACTTCTCGCGCCGCGCGGCCAAGACATGCGCGCCGAAACTCTCGCCGCCTTCGTCCCACGTCTCGCCCAGGCGCAGGTTCACGAACGCCTTCAGCTTTTCCGGATTGTCCTGGGCCTCGGTCCACTCTTGGGCGAGCTCGTGCCAGATGAGCCGCCAGGGGCTGTAGAGCGCATTGATATGGAAGCCGATCACTTTGGTGCGCTCGGGAAACTTTGCTCTCCACTCACCGCCCGCGAGCATCCGCTGCTTGAACTTCTCGTCTATGCCCATGCCGCACTCAGGATTCGAACACAGATAACGCACCGTCTCCGGGATGGGGTTCCCGTTCGCGTCCTTCTCCCACACCAGGCGATGCACGCCGTTTTCGTCACGCCAGCAGAGCACCTGCATATAGCCGCAGAACGGGCAGGGCACGTA